CTTCATAACTCTCCGGTGTTATGGGTTACAGAGACGAAGATGCGGTAGGATCGAGCTGATACGAAACGAACAGGTAGCCTTTGCCTTTGGCAGCAGTACCCGTCATCGATGCAGTAAGAGCCACTGCGCGAGAGAACGTGAGCACAGTCGCGGTAGGAGTGAAATACTTCTTACGGCTGAACCATCCCATGACAGTCTGACCGGATGAGGTATCCCAATCTGCCAACTGCACGCCAGCAAACTGCGTAGCGAAGATCTTACCCGTGGTGCTATGCACTTGGATCTGCTTGTAGCCCACTGGACCGATCAACAGGTTCTTCGCGAAAGCATCGCTGTCACCAGCCAACCCGATGTTGAACAGGTTGTTAGCGGTGGCTGCGCCCGTGAAAGCAGTGGTCGTTTTCACGAACACGTCTTCGACGATCATGCCCTTGCGGAGCGTGAAGCCTGAGCTGCGTTGCGCGGTGCTCGAGGCGCTGTCGTTGATGCCGACGATGAGGGTGTAGCGGTGCTCTTCGGGATCGACATCCACTCGCTTCTGTGAAGGAGAGAGGCCTTTCAAGAAGTAGCTGCGTCCACCGGCGGTGAGGATGGATACGTCAACGCTCGTCACGGTTTGCTGCGTGAAGAAGTTGAGCACGCCATCGGTCATGGTGCGGGACACCATGTCACCGAACTGAACGGCTTGCGTCAAAGCGGTAGCCGCTGCATTGTAGATAGTCTGACGAGAAGGAGATCCCGGCTGATACACTTGGTACGAGCCGCTGTCATCATCAATCGCTTTCTTGGTACGCGCATTGACGAGTTGAACGAAGAACTCCTTTAGAGATACGTTTGATGCCACTGAGATAATCCTTTACCCTGAGCCTGCGTACTTTCATGCGGCACTAAATGCTCACACATTTCTGCAGGGAATGGAGAGGGAGTTGGCTTTTAACCCGTGCCGGAGAACACGCTCCCTCGTACTGTGTTTCTCCGTTAGATCTTAGCGTTGCCGTATGCGACGTATGAGAACAGGTCGTTGTTCGCGTGTGTTACGGTGAACGTGTTACCTGAGATCGTGTCGCAGAAAGGAGCTGTGGAACTCGTCGCACCACCCACCACCACTGCGATAACCGAATGAAACTTGCTCACAGTGACGACCGTTGTAGTGCTGGAGCCGCCAGCAACACCCACCGCGATAGGCGTATAAGATCCGACTGCGGGAATAAGCGTAGGCGCTAAAGCTGTCTGTGCCATAATCTATTCTCCTTCCTTTACGTTACGTGTTAGTCCGCAACAGCAGAGGCGAAGAGATGGATTACGCCGTTATCTTCCTGCGTGCTTCTATCGAAAACGAGCTTCTGGATGCCTCGGATTTCGTGCAGTTCGTAAGAAACGTCATGCCCGAAATCTGCTTCCTCTTCGTTGAACTTCGTGCGTTGACCCCAAACCACTGCGGCAGCTTGCGCTCCCATCAGAAGGTTGTGGCTGACTTGCACCGTGCTGGAGATAAGCGGAAGTCGCTCGTTCTCATACACAAGCACGCCGTCCCAAGCACCTTTGAACGCTGAGCCCGAGAACATGACAGACGAAGTGCCAGCAGGCGTGAGGTTCAATTCACGATTCTTCCAGGCTGCGTCTTTCTCGATTAGATCTCGGATGCTGTAGGTCTGTGCCCAGAGCACGTACCACTGTTCGTAGTCTTTACCGTTGACCACTTTGGTCGGACGGATCTTGGCAGTGGCGTTGACGGGGATGATCGCCTTACGTTTGGCAATGCTGATCATGGAGCCGCTCAACAGGTCGTTCGTGGCGTCCACGTTCGTGAGAGCAGTGCTGTGCGTGGCGTTGTAGTTCGAATCGGCAATACCGTAAAGGTATCGGCCTTGCACTCGACCAGACGCTACATCGCAAAGGGCATTGATAACATCGTTATCAAAGTCCACTGCAAATTCGTCTTCCAACGCGCTCTTGCCTTCAGTTAACACGTTGAACATAACGCGCTTTTGCGTCATGGGAACGTCTTCGAACTTAACGGCTCTGCGCACGTTGTCGATTGTGATTCTTTGGTTGAAGAAAGACATCGTGCCTTCGTTACCGATGGCCTTGCTGTTTCCCGTAACCAATCCGCCAGAGACGCGACCACGCAACCCGATGGTGATGGCATCGCCAGCTTTCTTAACGAGATCCTCTTTCACTTGGATCATCGCATCGGTGCCAGTGCCCATGAACTTCTTGCACTGCAACATTCCGATGTACTCTTTGTAAATACTGTCTTCCCACTGCTCGACTGTTAGCCCGTTGCCAGTGAGAACTTCGATGTACGACATTTAGAATCCTCTATTTGGGGAATATCTTACTCAACGGAGTGGCTCCACCGCTCTTAGAATTTGCGCCTTTGCCTAAACCGTTGCTCCCTCGCGAGGAAGAGAACGAGGGGTGTTGTTTCTTCTTGTCTACCCTTCCCATGATTTCTTCAGTGACTTCCTTGCGGATAGTCTCACGCAGCTCCTTCTCCACTTCTGCACGGATGTTCTTGTGCATATCCGTGGGCGTGCTTCCGTATTTGGATTCGAACTTGTAGCGATCCATAATACGAAACACTTCGTGAATAGGAGACTCAGCATTCACCACCAAGTCGTTCACAGCTTTGTTTCCTTCGAACAGC